AGCGCGCTGCAGGCTACCTGGAGAAATCACGGAAGCAGATCGAAGACACCATCGCTGCTGCGCGCCGGGTTGACCCCGCCGCCGCCCAGGCTGCGAAAGGCATTGACACCTTGGCGGATTCGTCGGCCAACGCTAATGACCGGCTGACTGCCCTGGAATCGGTCATGCAGGCTATGGGCCTGGCCCCCATAGCAGCAGAAGAAGCGATGGCTTCCGCAGCTCAGGCTGTGGATGACATGGTGAAATCCGCCGAGACAGCGAACCATCCGGTTGAGCAGCTGGGCGAGAACTTGGGTGACCTGGCTGCCGGCAAGCTGGATATGACAAACGCCTCCGCTAGGGAGCTGAGTAAGAAGCTCTCGACGATGCGGCAGGAGCTGGAAAAGGTCGCCACCGCGGGCGGTAACACTAATGATGCGTACAAGCAGATGCAGGGTTCCTTTGCCACTATCGGCCAGGAGTTCGGCCTGACCGCGGAGCAGGTCCAGCACCTAGCCGACGCATATGGCGTGCTGCCCAAAGAGATCACCACCCTGGTTGGTGTCAATAGCGAAGGCGCTAAGAAGGAGTTGGCCACGGTGTGGTCCCAGCTCTACCCGTTGAAGGCCGGCACTAGTATTGAGGTCAAGGCTGTGGGTGACCAGGCCATGGGTGTGCTCAAAGACTTGGGTGTCAAGGCGGAAAAGCTGCCTGATGGCATCAACATGAAGCTGACCGCCACCGACGCTGACGCTGTGGCCAAGCTCGGGGAAGTGGCAGCAAAAGCCGACGCTATCGGCGACAAACCAGTCGACGTGAAACTACTGCTGGACGACACAAAGTTCACGACCAACGTGGTAGCCGCCAAAAACCTGGTCGACGATCTGGCGATCCAGAAGCCTTCCCCCCAAGCGCAGCTCATCATTGATGATTTCCTCAAGACTGGGGAGATTGCCAAGGGCGACCTGTACTACCTGACCGGCCTATCGGCCCGCCCCCAGGCTGAACTGAACAAAGATTTGTTCGATGCCGGATTCAACACCACCAAGGAGCAGCTGGATTCGCTCACCCGCACCACAGCGATGCCAACCGTCGATGCGAACACCGCGCCCGCGCACAACAAGATTCGTGATCTCTGGAACGCGCTAGTTTCGCTGACAGCCATGGGGCCAGTCAGCGTTATGGGCATAGCGGCGAAAGCCACCGGGCTTTCAGGAAAAGCAGCTGGTGGCCGCCTACCAACAACCGGCCCCGGCACCGACACCACCGATGGCATCCTGGCGGTCAACGCCCAAGGTGCTCCGGTGGCGTGGGTGGATGCCGGCGAGTGGGTCATCAACCGACGCTCAGCTGACCGGTATAACCACACCCTGCGCCACCTGAACCAGGGTGATGGGCCAGGCGCCCTGGCTGCCCTCTATAACGAGCTGCCCCACCACGCTGCAGGTGGCAGGGTGCAGAAGGTTAAGACTGATTTGGCCCCGCTGGATGGCACCCCCTACATTCTGGGCGGGTTTTCCCTGGCTGGTGTGGATTGTTCCGGCGCTGTGAGCGCCGCGGTGAACTCGTGGGAGGGTGCCCCGATCTTCCAGTCCCGCATGAGCACCGCCACGGAAGGCCCTTGGCTTGCCGCCCATGGCGCCCTGCCTGGCCGCGGCAACCCCACCGATTTCCAGATTGGCTGGTGGGATAACGGTGGCGGCGCCAACGGGCACACCGCCCTCCGGTTGCCTGATGGCACCTATATTGAATCCGGCGGTAACACCGGTGGTGGTCTCACTATCGGGCGGGGTGCCGGCCCTCTCGACGGGCGGGGGTTCACCAACTGGATGCACTTTTCCGGCAGCGCTGCCGACCTTAACCTCCCCGCCCTAGAGTTAGCGTTCAGCAGCCTCACCGGCGGCGGCACCACCGTGAACTGGGGCGAAGCCCAGTCTCTCCACGATCTGGCCATCAAGTACTTAGGCGCAAAGGTCTACGATCAGGGCGGCATCCTGCCCCACGGTGGCGTGGCGGTCAACCTTTCTGGGCGCCCCGAGATGGTGCTGCCACCATCACTGAGCCAGGCTGCCCGTAGTGGCCAGCTGCAGGTCGCATCCCCGGAGCTGGCCCGCGCCGTCGACAAACTCACCGCGGCATTGTCGACGGCGACCGCGGCATTCGTCAAGACGGCGAAGGAACTAGATGCGCCAGTGCGCGCCGGGTCGAAGGAACTGGCGGCCTGGGGCGGCGGCTTCCTCGGCAAAAGCCAGGTCGTCATCGACGCCGAAAAAGGCCTGGTCGATACCCGTAAGGCCATTGCCGATGAGTCCAAAGACATCGCCGACGCCGAGAAGGAACTGGCCAAAGCCCGTAAGGATTTGTCGAAAACCGAGCGAGACAACGCCGACAAGCTCATCGACGCTCAGGACCGGCTGCGGAAAGCTCGTAGCAAAGATAAGGCCAGCGCTGAAGACATCGCCGACGCCGAACGCAACCTCGCCAAAGTACGGGAAGACGCCCCGGAGAAATCCCAAGAGGCTGCCGAGAAGATCGCCCAGCAGGAAGAGAAACTGGCTGAGGCCAGGAAGAAAGCCGCCGACTCCGCGAAGCGACTAGAGGCCGCCGAGCGCACAGTCACCGCAGCCTACTACCAGGCTCTAGCTGACCTCATTGACGGCGTGAGTGGGCACCTAGCTTCCGCCGCGGGGCACTTCGGCGAGTTCTTCGACACCCTCGGCAAAGCCGCCGAGATCGCCGACGCCGAGCGGAAGGCCATAGGGGAGCTGCAACAATCGCAGATCCGCAACAGCTTAGCGCTGCAAAAATCTCTGCTGGACCTGCAAACTGCGGAATGGGACGTACACACTGCTCGTGCGCAGGGCGCCATCTCGGTGGCCCAGGCGGAGAAACAGTTAGCGGAAACCCGCAAGCAACAGGCGCTGTTAGGGTCGACCGGTATTGAGGCTATGGGCGCCGCCCTCGATCGTTTCCGCACCACGGGGGTTTTCTCGATCGGTCAGGTTGCCGACTCTGTTGTCGCCCAGACCGCAGCGGTGAAGGCCGCGGAGTGGGCGGTTGCCGAGGCCCGCGCCCAGGCGGCTGCCGACCAGCACGCCGCCACCCAGAAACAGGCCCTAGCCCAGCTAGATGTCGCTGATGCCACCCTGACCCAGGCGAACACCGCAGAGATGCTGAGGATCAAAACCGAGGCGCTCACGCAGCAAACCGCCCAGCTGTACGGGTTAACCCCCGCGGCAGCCCAGGGCGCTAGCGCTGGCTTTAGCGGCATCGGGAAGCTCCTCGGTGGCCTAGGTAAGATCGCTGCTGGCATTGCCGGTGGTGCCGCAGGCTTCGCGGCTGGCGGCCCTCTGGGCGCTATCCCCGGTGCCACCATTGCCCTCGGCGGCCTAGGCGACCTGGTGCGCGGCGGCTTCGACCTCTTCAACAACAAAGCTTCCGTGAAGGAAGCCTGGAAAGGCATGGGCCTAGCCCAGAAAGCTGGGGTCGTTTTGGGCGGCCTGGGCGGCGGGGCGCTCGCTATCGGCGGCGCCGCGCTCACCCCCCAATATGGCGCCGAGGCAGCCATCGGCGGTGCCAAGCTGGCCGACCAATGGACCGATGCCGTCCTGGGCGGCATGGCCCACGGCGTGGAATCGAAGATCGCCGCTATCCAGCGGCAAACCACAGACCGTACTGATCGGCTAGGGCTCGCCACTGACGCCCAAAAACTCCTCCTCGATACCAGGCGGCAACAGTTGGAACTCGCGGGCGCAGCGAAAGCCGAAGCGCTGAAAGCCCAGGTGGACTACGCGAACCTGCAAAAGCAGCTAGCTGAGGCCACCACCAAGGCGGAGATCGACGCCCTCACCGAGGCAGCCCGCGTGGCAGCCACCAAGCGCGACGCCATGCTAGTGCTGGCGGCACGCCAAGCCCAGGCTGCTGAATCCCAGCTGGCGCACACCCGCGCGCTGGTGGAAGCCGCCCGCTCCGGCGCCACCCAAGCCGGAGTGAAAACCATCGACATTAATGTGCGCATTCCTGACGGCGTGAACACCTTTACACGCGCCGATGTTGCGCGCATCACAACCGAGGCGGTGCGGGCCGCTACTGGCGCCGACTATGTGAACGCCCGAATCTAGTTAGAAAGGGGTTGAGCTCGTGTATGACGTGACCTACGTGTCGCCTGACGGCGCATCCTTCGCTCTCACCGGCGGCCAGATCGAGGTTGCCGAGGGCGGCGTCGACAAGCTCACTGGCAGTGTCAAGGAGCGTGCTTACGTTGCGGTGGGCATGCCGGGGCAGCTACTCGAATCGCACGTTATCGAGCCGATTCGCGGGACGCTTACCCTGGTGATAGACTCCACCCCCACCAAACCCGCGGAGACGCTGGTCTTCGAGCTGCGTAGGGCGTTCTCTCACCGTCGGCTAGGGCAGCTAGCGGTCGCCACGCCCCGCGGCGTAGCTAGGCTCCGATGCCGGCTAGACGGTACCATCACTGACCCCGCCGAGGTGTACAGCCGCTCCAGCGGCCTAGAGCTGCGCATCCCCCTAGTCGCTGATGAAGGCGTTTGGAAGATCGGCCCATACACAGGCACCGGCAAGATCAACGTTTCAAACTTCGGTGACACCACCACCTACCTGGAAATCACCTGGCAAGGTGGCGGCGGCCCCATCACCCTCCCCTCTGGCGCTACCCTAACCCTACCCGCCACCTCCGAACGCCGACACCTGCTCCTCAACCCCACCGACTCCTGCGCCATCATTGACCCCGCCGGCGGCGTTGACCACGCCCTATGGCAACAAATCCCTTACCTGCCTGAGGGGGTGCCAGCAGGCGGGCAGCGCACATACCAGCTACCCGCTGGAGCCACCGCCACCTGGCACGTTTCCACCCTCGACCCCTGGAGGTGACACAGATGATCGACTGGACAGCCCACCGTAAACACCGCGAACAGGCCATCGCAGATACAGGTCAATGGGTAGGCTTACTCGACGCTGATGGCAGCCCCCTCATGGACTTGCCGCCCGTGGCATCCATGGTGGCGCCCGAAACCCGCAACGACCCAGGCTCCCTAGAACTTACAGTCCTGTGCCGCAGCAGCCGCGGCATCATCCACCCTGCCGTCACCGAGCTCGTCGCCAAACAACTTGGCGTGCTCAGCCCCGAAGGCAAGCTCGTTCCCGTCGCCGATCAGACTCGCTTCGTGGCCATAGAACGCGCCGGCGTGCCGCGCCGGGTGTACTGGGTTACCCACACCGTAGCAAGGGGCGACGCCGACGCCCCCGCCACCCTCACAATCCACGGCGTGGGGCTAACGAAGTTATTGTCGAGATTTCCTGCGATGTCTGCTCCGACCACGTGGCAGCAGTCGTTTAAGAGGTTTGAGCGCGACTGGGTGGGGCCGGAAAACACTAAGGTTGTGTTCTCGCAGCCCCGGGAGCTCGCGGGGATGAAAATGGTGACCGTCGCTGACGGCGCCACCCTCGACGGCCCCGCCGAGGCCACCATCCGGCGGCTGATTACCGAGTCGTTAGCGGCAGCGTTCCGGGTTGCTGGGATCACCAAGGACCTACCGATCCAAGTAGCGGCCACCCCGACGGGGCGTCCCTCCCCGCGTATCCTGCTACGCCCCACGGATGGGCCGCTGCTAGAAGAGATCGCCCAACCAGCCGCCGCGGCAGGCGTTATCATCACCGCCCGAATGTGGTGGCCAGGCGACCCGCCGGTCACCGGTCTGGCGTTGTCGTTGCCTACGGTCGTCGTGGCAGTTGAGCAGGCAAAGGAGACACCATAATGAGGCCCACGCTTATTGCTGGCGGCGGTGAGATGACCGTCGGCCGCCGCACTTCCACTTATGTGTATGGAGTTTTCCAAGTGGACATCCCTGAGGGTAAGGAGCAGGCCCAGCAGAACGATCGGCTGCAAGAGGGGTACGTTTACCGCCCAGATCAGCGACCCACGGGGCGGTTCGATATCGGCTTCGTCCGCGCCGACGCCCGTGTCGACCTCAATGCTCAACAGTCCAATCTTGAATCCATTATCGACGCCGCCCAAAACCGGGTCGAGGGTGCGGTGTTTTTCGAGCGTGACATCACGGGGCGTGGTCTGGGCAGGTTCTGCCCCGGCATCGACTTCACCACCGCCAGCCTCGTCGACGTGCTGATCTGGGGCAAAACCCTCACCCTGCCGGTAACCGCTATAGACATGACAAGCGGTGACGCTGCCGCGGTGGGCTGGCGGGTGCACGTCGGCGGCCAAATGATCGCTGATGCTGATAGCCTCCGATCCCACAACGACGCCATCCTCGGCCAAATAGAACAGGAACGCCGACGGCGCTTGGCCACAACCAAAACCGCCGAAACCGCGGCAACCACCGCCAGCACCGCCACCACGGCGGCTGCTGCTGCAAACACTAAAGCGACCTCAGCAGCTGCCGCAGCTGACGACGCTGGCAATAAAGCGAAGGAAGCCGATGCTGCCGCACGCATCGCCGACGAAAAAGCCAAAGAAGCGGACCAAGCCGCCCGCGCTGCCGACAGGAAAGCAATCGAAGCACTACAAACCACAGTGCAGGGCATGCCCCGCATCCTGCATATCGACACCGGTGGCGCCAATATTTTCACCGGCTCATCCGGCAGGATCAACAACGGCGAAGCATGGGGCACCCTCAAATGGTTCAGCGCTGGGCTGCAGGTTCGATCTGGCGCCAGATTCGAGGCCAAGGGTGACTGGACTGGCTCGATCCTCATGATTGCGGTTTCCACCCAGGGTGCCACAGACGTCTCCTGCGCCGATATCACCACGAGCAGCCGCTACCACGAGTCCGCTACTGGCGGAATTTTCCAAACCTATAAGTCCGCGACGGTTATCATCCTGCCCAGCACCTAACCACCGCCACTGCCCTTAGGAGGCCCCACCATGCCCACCATCACCGGTGACCTGCGGCTAATAACTAACCAGCCTGCTACCGTCACTGCCCTGCAAATCCATGCCCCCGAAGCCCGCACCAGCGCCGGTACGGTTATTCTCCCCGCTCCCACTATTGTTCCCGTCACCGGCGGTAAATTCACCGCCGATATCGAGCTTGGCGCTGCCGTGTGTATCCCTGATTACAGCGGCACTTTGGGCGAGCCCATTCACATCGCTATCCGCCCCGGCACCGCGACGTTTGCCGAGGCGCTGGACAATGGCCGCGACCTTACCCCAGACGAGCGTGACCGGGTTGTCGAGCTGTACCAGAAGATGATTGCTGCCGGGGACGCCGCGAAAGCCGCCGTAGCGAAAGCCGAGCAATCAGCCACCCAAGCAGCGCAGGCAGCCGCGGCAGCTAAAGAATCCGCAGGCCACGCCGCCAGTGGCGTGCCCCCCGCTACCGCCACGGTGCAAGGAAAAATCCAACTGGCAGGCGACCTCACCGGCACCGCCGACAGCCCACGCATCGTCACAGCCGGCGTCAACGGGTACAGCGTAGCTGCCCAAACCCAGGGGTTCGTCAAAACCCAATCGAACGGAGTGCTGACCATAGCTGACGACGCTATCCGCAACGACGCCGCTGCAGTGCATAAAGGATACGTGGATGCAAGAATCAGCCGGCACAGCCACACTACTGGTCAAGTCCAAGGACTAGATACAGCGCTGGCAGGCAAAGCACCAGCGTCACACACCCACACAACCAGCCAAATCACCGGCCTGGACACAGCGCTAGCCGGCAAAGCGGCAGCCAGACACACGCACACAAAGGCCGATATCACTGATCTGCCGGAAATCACAGATACTACGGGGGGTAATACCCTCGTTGTCCGCGACCCCTGGGGTCATGTCACAGTAGCAGACCCGAGCTATAGGGACCAGGCTGCTACCAAGGGCTATGTGGACACTGAGCTGGAGAAACTGGGCCGAATAGAAAACGAAAGCGTATTACGAAATAACTCGACTGCCAAAAAAATCGGCAGGATCGTATTCCTATATGTGAATATAAATTCTTCGGGCTCCCAGGGCACGCTCCCTTATGCTTTCCGCCCATCAAATGCCTGCTATATCGCGGTGTATACCCCCACGAAGCTTGCATATCCAGGCTGGATGTCGATTTCTCCTAACGGTGACGTTTATGTGCAGTTCTCCCAATCAGATTCCACAGTGGGGTATGCGACAGCGGTTTACAATTCAGCTAGCTGATCCCACTATTTAAAATCTTCAACCCCAGCAACCCATCGCGGTGTTGGGGTTTCTTCATGGAAGGAGGGAACTATGGTCACTACCGCCCAGCTTGCCGCGATCATGGGTGGCGATATCGACTACAGCCAACACGTGGCGGCGGCAAATGAGGCTATGCAACGCGCCCAGTGCACAACTGCGTTGCGCCAGGCAATGTTTCTGGCTCAGGTAGGTCATGAATCCGCAGGCCTACGCTATTTCCGGGAAATAGACCCGGGTTATTATTTGCGGGGTCGTACTGATCTGGGGCATGGGCCGGGGGAGGGAGAGCAGTGGCGTGGCGCGGGCCCCATCCAGCTGACAGGCAAAAACAATTTCCGCGCTTTTGGCGACTGGTGTCACGCCCAGGGGCTGGTG